GCCGGGGGCTTTTGTTTTACCTGCGTTTACTTTTTAAAAATAGGTGTGTGGGATACTTAGGGCATGATGACCAGAGCCGAGGCAATCGCACAAGTATCATTATTTGTGGCTGCTCAAAGTTACCCGCAGATGTCTACAACCGACATCGGCTCCATCTTGGATTCCTTCTCACGGTTCACTACATGGACGGCAAGCACCGCCTATGCTGTCGGTGACCGTGTAGTGCCTACAACGCCCAACGGCAGGGTTTACGAGTGCCGGGTGGCTGGTACTTCCGGTGCTACGATTCCAGAGTTCCCAGCCTATCCAGCGGCACAATATAGAGGCTGGTCTATTGAGGATGGTTCATCTGATCCGGTGTTAACTTGGGTAGACATGGGAGCCATCAACGTTGAGCGTTACGATGTCAGGACAGCCACCCGGCAAGCATGGCTTATCAAAGCATCCAGAGTAGCGGCAGACATTGACGCTAAGGAAGGCAACAGCGATGTCAAGCTTTCCCAACTCATGCAACACTGCCTTATGATGGCTGAGAAATACCGCCCGGTGGCGTTCGCATGAGTCCTATCCTGCGCCAGACGATACAGGCAGGCATGGTTAGAAACCTTTGCCAAGACCGCGTAGAGATACACCGCTTCACGCTGACCGAAGATGGCAGAGGCGGTGCTACTGAGACATGGCGCAAGGTTGCCGAATACCCTGCACGGGTTACGAACCAAAGCGACACAGAATCGATTGTTGGTGGGGCGATACAGCCATCAGCGCAATGGACACTGATCGTGGCCGTTGCAGCTGATGTGATGCCTCAAGACCGTGTGTATCTTGTCGGTGATGATTCCAGATACTTTGATGTCATCGGTACTGACTTTGGACAGACCGAACTTTTAGTACAACACTGTGGATTGGTGGAGCGTGTAGCATGACGGCTGAAATGTGGATTCAAGTGGGCATACAAGTTATGACCACCGTTATAAGCATTGGTACTGCATGGGTTGCCATACAGGTCAGGTTGACACGCCTAGAGACTCAGGTGGCACACATCGTAAACACGCTTGACGGGCAACAGCAGGAAGTGCGCAGGATAGAACAACGGCTCGGTAAACTTGAAAACAAGGTCAGCGCACTGGAGGCGGTAATACAAAGATGAACGGAATAAGTATCAGTAGGCTGGTCGTGGTTGTCTTGATCGCCTTTGTCGCGTCCTTTAGCACGGTCTTTGGTGATGGCGTTCGTACGGCAGAAGCCAAGGACATCGCCGAGCTTGGCGCAGTGATGGCACTGTACGGCTCGAAGGCTGTAGCGGCTGGTCTTACCGCTGCGATGAGTGCTGCGCTGGCTTTCTTGACGATGCCGTTTAAGGGGACAGCGCCTAATGCGCTGAAGGTGGGTAAATGAATCTCCAGAACTTCCGCATTGAAAAGGAACCCGCACCGTCCACTGACTGGCGGGTATACGGGGACATCGAGGATGATGCTGGGAATATTCTTGGCACGTTTGGGCAGGATGGAACCAGCGTCAACGTCTGGTGGGTCACTCAGGATGAACAGTTTCAGTATGGAATTGTGCAACAGTTCGCAGTGATTATGGCACAGCAGATTGTTAGTGGAGATGCCGAGTAATGGCTACTTATTATGTTAGGACTGACGGCAGCGATACAAACGCGGGGACAGGCCCTGCAACAAATCAAGCGTGGCAGACGATAACCAAAGCTATAGGAGCAACTGGTATTGCACCCGGTGACACTTTGTATATTGCTCCCGGTGTTTATCGTGGTGCTTTTACAGCTGCATTTACAAATCCTGCGAATGAAGGACAGCGCATTACTATTGCAGGTAATCCAACAGCATCACAGTTTAGTGGTGTTACTGCTGGGCCTGTCATTATCACAAACTGGACAAGTTCTACGAGTGCAAGTGGAGTAACATTTTTAGCAACAAAAGATTACATTACGCTGCAAGATATATTCTTTAGTGGATATGTTTTAAGTGGCCCATCGGCATTCGGAATAGCTATTCAATTTTCTGGAACATATACAATTGCACGGCGATGTGGTTTTTATGGGGTTATGCAATCAGGAGATAACTACACTACTATATTTAATATGCAACCTGGTCAGCGTGGGCCCACGATTGAGGACTGCGTTTTTGTTGGTAATTGTAGCATTCTGCCAACTTCAAATACGGGTACAGCCTATAATTCACAAACACTGGTGCGAAATAGTATATTCATTAGTGCAAACTCAGCATCAAATACGAATCAGTGTTTAAGAATAGATTCTGGTGGAAGTTCTCCAGTATTCGGCGGTGCTAATGTAATAAACTGCCGATTCTTTGGAAATACTGGAATTAAGCCAGTAACGACATCAAGAGTAAGTCCGTCTTTTCCAGTAGTTATTCAAAACTGTATATTTGATACAGTGAGTGGAATCGTTTCAAATAACACTGGTGACTTTATTGAGTCTTACAATATCTTCAACTGTCAAACTGAACGCACAAATGTAGGCACTGGTACAGGATCATTAACCAGAGCGTTTGTAAGTCCTGACTATTCTTTGTCTCGTGTATCAGGTTGGGGAAATCTGCCATTCTGGGCCAACCACAGTTCATCGGCTTCTCAGAATGCAGGTATCAATACAAACTCCGATACTGCTGACTTTTACGGTGTGACGTGGTTGGCTCCATCAACTCCAACAATGGGGCCGATTGAGTTTTTCAGTAACACCGCTACAGGCGTTTATGTTCCAACCGAGCGCAATGCATCAACAATCACAATCGCTCCCGGAAGCACGTCCCAAAGCATTGAGCTGTACCTAGGTGCTACAGGGCTAACAGCCTCCACATCTGGTCTTTCAGCCCGCTACAACCGGACACGCACAGCATCTGTATCTATCCCGCTGGTAGCGCGTACAATCGCTCAGGCGTGGACATCAGGCGGCTTTGCCGAGGTAGACGCTACCAACATGCCGGGCGTGTATCGCCTTGACGTACCCGACGCTGCACTTGCTGCTGGTGCTGATGACGTTACCATCGTGGTGCGTGGTGCATCTGGTACTAACGGTGCGGTAATGACTGTCAAACTATCTAGTGGTGGCTTGACGGAAGCACAGACGGCCTCGGCTGTCTGGGGTGCAAGCCCAGCAGGCTACAACGATGGCACAACATTCGGTGGTGTAGTCAACACTACTGCAACTTTGGCTAATGACATTGATACGCAAATCCAAGATGTTCCGGGCAATGTCTGGGATGAGCAAACTTCTAACCATATTATTGCTGGATCTATGGGAGCGCGCGTCCTTAAGACTACAGTAGACAATAGGCCTGTCGTGGTCGGAACATCGCAGCACATCCATGCTAACGTCCACGCGATTGTTGATTCGACCATTGCGGCAGATGAGCTCTCTGGTGCGCTCCTTCACAACGGGACAGACTACATCAGCGCGGACTTACTAACGCCTATCACCTCTGCCGCAATGGTACGGATGGGGCCTTACGAAGTGAAGGCTGACGGCTTGGGAGCATCTGATCCGTTAGACATTCAGAATGGCGCACAGCACGGCGTAGACATCCAGTGTGTAGATGGCAACGGTAACGGTATCGATATCACCTCTGCAACGGTTACCGCTAAGGTCTACAACAGTGGTGCATCGCTGGTTGATACCTACTCCTGTACGGCAACTTATGCAGCTGATGGACGGGCTACCTTTACGATTGACACGACGGTAACTAACACGCCTGGAACCTACACTACAACGATTACACGCACAACGGGTGCAAGCGATACGCAGGTATTTGGGCCTCTACGAATCTATGTGAGGGATATCTAATGGCAGTAATCTTTGACTTGACTGAAGACCCTCAGCAGGTCGTGCAAGTCTCCGCTTGGGTCGGAGACTGGCACTCCTACGTAGTACGGCTGGTTGATGAGTTGGGAAGCCCTGTAGACATTACTACTGGTACGCTTGGCATCACCTACACCAACATCGCTACCGGGTCTGCCTATACGTTTGCATCTGGAAGCGTTACGCTGACCAAGCAGTACAGCGCACAAGGTATCCTGAGCATCCTCAACCCTGCGGCATACGGCACTGCGGCTAATATCAGGGTAACGGTGTCCTTCACGGTTGGTACAGATGTACGAAGGTTCGGCCCTCTTGAAATCGAGGTCTTGGCTCCGTGATAAAGATGGGCTTCAGCCTAAAGAAAGTACGCTTGGATTCCTATCAACGGAATCTAGGCAAACTGTCTATGGCTGTCGGCAAAGCTGCTGCTGATGTACAAGGCGAAGCAAGTAGAAGCATCGCCATGAACTCAGGTAAGTATCGTGAGTATTACGGCAGAGTAGAACACCCCCACTGGTCAAGCCCTCCCGGCACTCCACCAAACAGCGACAGCGGTACTCTGGCAAATAGCATCA